GTTCGGCTGCTGCTGTGGGGCCTGTTGCGGTTGCACCGGCTGAGCCTGTGGCTGCGGCTGGCTTTGCGGAATGGACTGCGGCGGAAGCAACGTCGGCGTTTGAATGACGGTCGATGCTGCGGTCTGATCCGCCTTCGCATAGTTCAATGCCGCTTGCGCTTTGAGATTGTCGATCTCGGCGTTCGTCTTTTCGAGATCCTTGAGAACCTTTTCGAGCTGCGCCTGTGTGGCGGCCTGCTTCGCAGGATCGGGCTTCTGATCGCCCATCTTCTTGAGGATGCCCGCCTTGTTGTGCAGGCCGGACATCTCGATCCACTGTTCCGGCGTGAACTGGACCGCGCCTGTTTTGGCGAGATCAACCATCATACTGAACTGTTCCTGCTGGATATTTGCAGTGTCAGGAACGTCGTCAAGGATGATGTCCATGCTCATATCAGCCGGGACATGCTCGGTGCGGACGGGTTGCCCAAGCTGCTGAGCGAACATCGGGTCCTGCTGCGCCCGAAGCCTCATTTGCTGCTGCGCTTGTTCCGGGTCGATGCCCTTGTCCGTGGCTTGGCTCAACAGGTCTTCCGCCAACGTCACAGGACGGTTGAGACCGACGAAACGCAGGTTGTTCTCGTCGTCCGTGACCCTGATCCACGTCTCGGCCGTCCAATACTGGCGGATCATGGCCCAGATCAGCTTATAAACACGGTGTTTGAAGTGCCGCTGGCGGTCCATCAGGATCGCGAGTTCGATCTGCCCGCCCTGTTGCGAGGCGAGAACGGCACGGCCGGAAGCGGATTGGTCCTGCTTGCCTGCGAGTGCCGCGTTCGGCCCCATCAGGTCGATTTCCGACTTCGCTTCGTTGGCAAGTTCGACGTTGCCAGCAAGCTGCGCCGTCGTATCAATCACCCCGAACGCATCCGGGACATTGCCCAGGTTGTTGATTTCGACATGGCCGTCGGCTTTGGATAGCTCGGCCTTCATATGATCGACGTCATCGATCGCGCCTTTGACGCTCCGGGTCTGCCGGTTCATCAACAGGTGCAAGGCTTTCGATCGGCGCTTGTTGATCTCGTCCTGAGGTCCGATCAACTGCCGGACAAAGCCATAGCGGTTGTTTTCGCGGTCAACGAACCCCGACTGCAGGATCAACGGGCAAAGAGAAACCCCGTCATCATCCCGATAGGGGACTGCGCCTTCCTGAATCACGCCGCCCTTGGTGAAAATCGACCAGTGCCAGTCCTTCTGGGCGCCAAAGCTGTAGTACATCTGCACAATGCGAACGCGCTTGCGCTTTCCACCTGAGGCCCATGCTTTCCATGCAGGGCGGTCGGAATAGGTCTTATAGGCGTCCTCGGAGATCGTGTGCGCGATGATCTCCTGCGCATCGGGGTACATTGCCAAGGCTTCGTCTTCGTCCATCCAGCCGACGAGGCCCTTGTAGCGTGCATCCTCAAAATCATGTTCGCGGGAATGGGGATCGTAGAACGTGCGGTCCCAGTGCGCCTGGCCGACGCTGATATCCCACTTGTTCGGGTCTTTTGAGTTGCGCTCGACCTTGGGCTCAACGCCGCCGTAGCCCTCGACCAGCATGTTGTCCCAGACCTGGGAGAACCGTTGCGTGATGTCGGCCTTGTCACCGACGAAGCGGAGAGCATCCGAGCAGGCATCAGCGGCGGCTTCATCGTTGGGCGTGCGGGGAAAGCCTCGCGGCTGCGTTCTCTGTGTCGCCTCATACCCCATCAAGTATTGGTGCTTGGACTTGATGCGGTTGATGATGATGGCTGGCTGGCCGCGCTTCTCCAGGGCTTTGAGTTCGGCGGCGGTGAACTGCTTGTTGTCGACGTAATCCCGGTCCCGTTCCGATAGGGAACGGCTGTCGATCGTCGCTTCCTCGGAGTCTTCAAACCACTGGACGAGCGTGGAGTGCGCAATCGGGGCCTGGTAGGCTGGTTCTTCCGGCTCGATGGTCTGACCGCCAGCGTAATCTCCCGCTGCCATCTGGGCAAGCGTACCCGGCTGCTGCCCCTGTGCGGGCAGCATCGCATTCGGATCAATGGCCATTGAGGGGTTACCCGACTTTCCAGTTGGAAGTTGGTCCGTCACGATCGGCAAAGGCTTTGGCCCAGCCGTCCGTCTTTACCTTCGTGACTTGCTTGGGTGGACTGTAATGGATGATCGATGGGAACAGATTAGTCAGCGCCCACACAAGCGCATCCACACGGTCGCCGGTCGTGGTCTTGCCTCGATCGCCGGGGTTGATACCAAACGGAGTGAAAACCACCATTTGATCCTCAAGCGCCGGGAATGAGCCGACGTGAGAAACCCTGCCTTGCGCATAGAGCGCCGCAATCGGTTCGGCGCGTGTCACCTTACCACGCGAGGCATGAACTGTTAGAACCGGCGCATTCGGGCGAACGGACCGAATGACGGCCTCCACCATGTCGCCGCCCTGGTTGCGTTCGGCC